TTTTTTTTGTTATAAATCTAAAGATAGATGGTAAAAAAGTATTTGTAGTTACATCTAATGAAAAAGTATTATCTATAAAAATGAAAAAATTTGGTAAATGGATTGCCAAATTAGAATGTGGTCATGTTTTTTTAATGGATAGCTCTGTAGATGATTATAGGTTTGTAAAAAGAGTATTTTGTCCAACATGCATGGAGCAAACAGATGATTCAATTTTTGAACAACCTTAAAAAATTCTTAGAAAATAAAGATAGTTGCTGTGAGTTAAATCCAGTATTAAATATTAACAACGAAAGAGTTGTTTTTATAACATCTAACAATTATTTAATTTCAAAGTATTTTTTTAATATAGTTAAAACTTATGCCATAGAACAAGATATGGATATACTAGAAAATTCAAAAAATTTTATGAGTATGGAAAAGTCATTAGATAATTTAATGGCACTAATAAAAGAGTCATGCAATAACAATAAAAAACATATAATTATGTTGAACAACTTTGATGTTTTTTTTGATGACGAGACTTGTTTGGGTGTTGCAAAAGAACTTATTGACTATATTAAAAATCCATCTGATGATTTTTGTGGTATAGTTTTTTTAACGAATAGGTCAAAATCAATAGAACCATTTTTAATGGAATCTCCTTCTCATTTAAAAATCAATCAAGTTTGGTGTCTTGGTGAATATGTTTGTCGCAAAATCGAAGAAAAGAGTATGGAGAAGTTATTGGCTGAGTCAATTGATGCTGTTAATAAAACTCTTGCTTGTAAATATTTTTAAGGGAATTTTTATAGGCATTACTATTTATATCCTTATAAAAACTTTTAAGTTGAGGAATTTTTTATGAAGTCTGTTCGTTCTGATCTAAACAGTGAGATGTATTGTAAAAGCGGTTGCCTTATAGTTATGCCTTTGGAAAACTTTCAAGAACTTGTTGGTTACTCAGATGATGAAGATCCAGAAATTGTATCTACAATTATTAATAATGGTGGCGATATCGTTACTATACATGGATATGTAAATATAGAAATAAGAAAAAAATTCACATTGAATGAAGACGGAACAAATAATACCATAGTTCAAATTGCTCCAAAAACAGAACATAAAGAATTTGTAAGAATGTTAAACAAGAATGAAAAGACTCTAGAGGAATATGCATTACAACGAAAGAAAGAGCATAATCTTTCTACTGAAGAAATGATAAGCACTTTTACTGATATTAAAAATCAATACATAGAAGAGATGAACTTAAATGATTAAGACAGAAAACATAAAAGATCGAATTGAAAAAGGCAATTTATTAGCAGATCAAGTTGCAAAATATTTAAATCATAGATTTGGATATAACTTTCAAAAATGCAGCTTAGAAGAAGATAGAAATCTAATGATAGATTATAAATGTTTAAAGCACAATAAAACCGCTCAATTTAAGTGTCGTGATAATCAATCCGATATTATATATGAATACATGAAATTTATTCCTAGAAATGAAAGTTTTGAAACTGTTCATGGTAGAGATGTAAGAACCAAGTCAGATTTTTATGTATGTTTGTCTTCAGATAAACAAACCATAGTTGTTTCTAGTACTGAAAAAATCAAAGAAATCGCTAATAAATCTGTTAATCAAGAAATTATTAATGATGTGCAAAAAATATATAATGAAGCAAAAAAGAAAAATAACAAAAGCAAATTTTTAAAATCTAATTCAAAACATTCAGAGATATGTTTTAAAATAGACGAAGGTAGAGACACTAAAGAATATGGAAAGTTATTAATTTTTATTCCTTATAAATCCATACCAAATGCTATAGTAATTGAATTACAAGACGGCGAAAACATCTTAGAAGAAAGCAGTTGGAAATAATGCCATACTTTTCTATAACAACACCAACAAACAATGGCCAGTATTTACCTAGATTGTCTAGGTCTTTAGCAGAACAAACATTTAAAGATTTTGAATGGATTGTTTTGCCAAATGGAAATGCAAAAATAGATATGGAATCTTTGGCTGTTAAGCCAAGAATAATAAAATCTTCTAAGCCAGATTCAAAGTTAATAGGTTTATTTAAAAAAGAAGCTTCTATGGCTGGAAATTGCCATGTAGTCGTTGAAGTTGATCATGACGATGAGTTAACGCCTGATTGTTTGCAAGAACTTTATAACGCATTTAATAAAGACCAAGACATTGATTTTGCATACTCTAATTGTGCTGAAATTGATTTTAACGACAGACCATTTGTATATTCTGACTATTTTGGCTGGAGGAACAGACCATTTAATTATAAAGGCAGAGAAATATTAGAACTAATATCATTTGAGCCTTCAGCAGCTTCTTTTTCTAAGATTTGGTTTTCTCCAAACCATGTTAGGGCATGGAAAAAATCATTTTATGAAAAGATAGGCGGTCATAATGACAAGATGGAAGTTTTAGACGACCATGAAATCCTTTGCAGAACATATATTCAAGGAAAAGTGCATTTTATAGACAAGTGTTTATATATTTATTACAGACATAAAGATAATACATGCTACGGAGAAAAGAATGCATTTATTCAGGAAGAAACGCTAAACATTCATGATAAGTATATTTATCAACTAGCTGAAAAGTGGTGCGATTTAAACGGATTATTAAAAATAGATTTGTGTGGAGGTTTTAGCAAACCAAATGGGTATAAGTCTATCGATCTTTTAAATGGTGATATTATTCATGACCTTAATTCTCCGTGGCCTTTTAAAAATGAAGAAGTTGGTCTTATAAGAGCACATGATGCACTAGAACATCTTAAAGACCCAATTCATGTTATGAAAGAGGCTTATAGATGTTTAAAGCCACTGGGATGGTTTTTAACGCAAACTCCATCAACTGACGGAAGAGGTGCTTTTCAAGATCCAACACATATTAGTTTTTGGAACAGTAATAGCTTTTGGTATTACACTAAAGCAGAAACAGCTAAATACATTGGAACTCCAGTAAGATTTCAATTAAATAGAATTAAAAACTTCTTTCCAAATGAATATTGCAAAACACATAATATTCTTTATGTAAAAGCCGATCTTGTTAAAGTTTCAAATGATATTAGAATACCAGGAGAAGTTTCTATTTAGCTATTTTTAAAAATTTCTCTTGTTGATCTTTTGGACCAGCAAACTTAATTGAGTTTGATCCAAATTTTCTTATTAATACCAACATATGTTTTGCTATGTAATTAATTACTGATCTTCCTAGTTCAGAGTCAGAAGCATTTTCCCAAACTTCTTGACCAAGCATATGGGCAAATCCTAAATCATTTTGTTTAGGTGCTGGATAAAACATTAATCCTAAATTATTTGGTCTTATGCTTTCATCGCCAGGGAGTATTCCAAGAACCCATGAGCAAGACCATTTTCTACAAATATCTGGCCTTGTATCATAAATCATACATCCTTTGTTTTGATGATGACAACTTGTATATTCTGGTTTATTTAATTCTTGAACAATCAAAATTGTGCAACAAACATCGCATTCTCCACAGTGTCTATCTGCCAAAGGCAAGTTAATCATCTTATTCTCCTGACCATATTTTTTCTTCTGGGCCTAATAATCTAGCTAAAGTAAATAAAAAATCGCTTAATCTATTTATGTATATAACAATGTTTTTAAGATATTGGTGAACTTCCATTAATTTAACTAAATCAATTTCAACCCTACGACATACTGCTCTAGCAAGATGAATTTCGCAATGATTAAATGGTATAATAAAATTTTTAAGTGGCTTTAAATGTTTTGTCATCTCATCAATTTTTTGCTCAAGTTGTTTAATGTGATCTTCTTTAATTCTTTCTTTTCCGGTAGCTATTTCAGCACCTATATCAAATAAATGTTTCTGTGTTTCAACAATAAAATCGTAAATGTTTTGAACTTTAAGTTCTAATATATATCTTTGATTTACAAGACCTATTGAAGCATTAAGCTCATCCACGCTTCCAAGAAGTTGAATATGTGGATCGGTTTTTGGAACACGCCCAACTTTTGGCAAAAGAGTTGTTCCATCATCTCCAGTTTTAGTATAAACCTTCATTTTTGCTCCAATCTAAGATTTTTATCTTTGATTCCATACCTATTTTTGTAAAAGGAAATCCATGAAAGCCAAATGGTTTTTCATTATATTCTTCTGTTTTATGTTCTATTGAAAATTCAAAAGCCGTTCTTAAATCTGGAAATTTAAACTCGTTTTTTATTAATTCATCATAAGAGTGATAACATATTTCTAAATCTTCATTAAATATGATTGGTTTATTTTGATATTTATTTGATATATGTTCCATTAATTTTTTTTGACCTTAGACTAAAACCGCCATTGCCAACTTTATTTACATGATCATGATTTTTCCAAGGAGCACCAATATAATCATACTGTAAAAATTTTTCTGACCAAGAATCTGGATTAATTACAAATCCATCATATTGAATTAATAAAACATATTCTGTATTTATATATTTCACTAAATCACGCAAAATAAAAGCACTATATTCTTCCTTGCTATTTATTTTTTTTACTTGTATGAATTCTATTCTGTCTGTTTTTAGTTCATTTTTATCAGATATAAATATACATCTTTTAAAATTTATACTTTGCATACTA